CTTTCTATTCTGTTTAAATCTTGATATGATTGCTTTTGTTTTGCAAGTTTAACATTGGAATGTATTAGTTCAACATCTTCTGGCTGTAATGGATGTACTGTCTTGTGTCTACATTTTTTACAACCCCATCTTTGTCTGTCCTTATCCCAGCCTTCTTTTGTTAATTGTGAAGAAAAACAATTAGGACAGATTAATGTCATATATTATTCCTTTATAAGATACCCAAATAAACTTCCAACAGCAGTAAAAATAAATGTTATACCAGCAACTACACCTTTTATCATTGAAATACTTTGCTCATTCTTTCTAACCCTCCCATTTATATCATCTACTCTTTTTCTGATATATTCAAGGTGTGTTAATACTAATTCTGTTTCTTTCTTATTCATTTTAAATGAGATAATGTTTCACTTAATTCTTTTGCTCTATTAGGTGTTTGTTTTGCCCATAGTGAATCTAACATTTCAACAGATGCTTCTTCATATTGCTTTGTTTCTAATAAATATATGGTTTTTTTAAATTTACTAAATCCTGATACACCTAATTGATAACACATATTAACAACCACATCTTTTACTTCTTGTGGACTATCATCAAACCAATTAAACTTAGATTTAATTCTTTCTTGTAAACTATCTAACTTCTTTATAAGTATTTGTTCTGCTATATCTTCATCTAATTCTAAATCTTTAATAGCAAACCCATATCCTATTGTGTCATAGCCTTCTGTACATTTATAGACTTTGGACCTAAAGCCTTCATGCTTTTTTATATCATCTATTAAAGACACTATTTATATTGAATATGTAATACTATATCAATGTCATCTGCTGCTGCAAAAGTTGGTGTTCCATCTTTTATTATGCCTTGAACATATACACTTGTACTGCCTGCATCAGCTTGTATCAAAAGAGGTTCTGGTGCTTCACCAGCACCTGTTAAAGCCTGTGACTTCATTATTTTTACATTATCAATGCTTCCTATATGTCCAACATCATGCTGAAAAAGAAATGCACCACAAAATCCAATTGCTTCAAAATCAGAATCACTTATATCAGCAGTAGCATTAATTGTTCCAAGTGCAGTATTCTTTTCTGTAAAAATTAACTCTAAATCATAAGTATCTCTGTCTTGGCATACAAGATAAGAGCTTAATATTTTAGCACAACCAGCATTTCCTTTGACAGCATTAGGAATTTCAGTTGCTGTAAAAGCTACATCACCAACACCATAAGCATCTGTGCTTAATGTTGGTGTAACTCTTATGATTGTATAATCACTATTGTTGTTTCCCATTATGCCTCCTCTACTTTCCAACCCTTAGATTCATAGTGTTTTTTAAGATAATCACCTTTACCAACTCTTTGTATAACATTACCATTTGATTTAGTAATATTATAAAGTTTTTCAGATATTGGTTTATCTTTTTTAGGTTTGTTTTCTGTTTTTTTTGTTTCTTTTTTATCTTTTGCCATCTCACTCCTTATAAGGTTTTTTTAAAGTTCCTGAACCAAATCCTGCAAAAGTTCCAACATCTCCCAAACCTTTGCCATTCTTTGCTTTTGAAATTCTATCTCCTACTTCACATATATAATCTGTATAACTCATTTCTTTGTTCTTATAGTATGCTTTTTGTCCCTTTTCACCATCCTCTACAAGACATAAGTCATTCTTTGGGTTTAACTCAACACCAAAGTCTTTATTGTTTAAATTTCCTATGTCTTTTTTGTTTGCCATAAAGAATAGGGAGGGCATACACCCTCCCTTATTTTAGTTTACTATGATATTTCAGTAAATATTTCCACACCATGTAAATCAACTGTTTCAGCAATTTCCCAATATCCATTAGCTACAATATCAGTACCAGCTTCTGCTGCCTGTCTTTGTGTTTCTAATTGAATAAAGTTTCCACCACCAAAGTCAATATATCCACAACCTAAAGCTGTTTGAGCATATATTCCACCTTTTTTCTCAGTTGAATCTGAACCATCTGCTACTTGAGGTGATGTATAGAAATTAATACCAGCAAGTGAAGTTACAAATCCTGCTCCCATAAACTGCTCAGAAGCACTTGAACCACCTGCAAAAGCACCATTACTTCCATTAACTGCTGCAACTTGTCCTAACTCATTTGATAAACCAAATGAACCATACATTTGTTGTGGATGTAATACTGCTGAATATGGTCTAGGAGCATCATTAGCTTCCAAAGAAGCAACTGCATCCATAATATCTAACCATCTTAAACCTTCTGTTGAAGTACCTTTACTTGTAGCAAAGCCATCAAATAAAGCACAACAATGATTGTCAAATTCTGCTGCAACTGCATTTCCTAACACTTTACCTGCATTAACAAGTAAAGCATCTGAATTACCATAAGCTGCTAAATCAGTTACTTGAGCATATACATTGTTTCTTAATACTTCTAAAGATACTGCTGCTGTTGTAATACTTGCAGCACTACCTGTTGTTTCCTCAGCACCTGAAGCACTATTTGTTACAGCAGAAGCTGCCATTTTTGAATAAACTGGAATTGCTACTGTGTTAGAACCATTTTGTGCTGGTACCATTGTAATTGTTTTTGGTGTTACTGCTGCTTTGTTGAATTGAACAATAGCTGCTGCTACTGTTTTACCTAATCCACCTGCTGCTACACCAACATCTGTTACTGCCATTGTAGACCTCTATTTAACACTCTTTCAACTCCTATAAGGCTTCATTTTGAGTGTTTAATTACTTTATATAGCCTTTAACATTATTCTTTAAATACTTCTCTGCTTCTAAAGGATTATGTGCAGCAAGTTCTTCTATACTATCATAGCCAAGAAGGTCTGCATTTTTACCTGTTGCTGCTCTTGATGTAGAAGTAGATGGAGCATTTACATTAGTTATTTTAGCTACATATTTTTCTAATTTATCTAAACTCAAACCATCTGCAATAGATTTATCTGTATCATCAGTTATTTTTTCCATTAATGATGTTCTTTTATTATCTTGATAAGAAGTCCATTGTTCTGCTTGTTTTTTGAAAGAATCTCTTTCTTTAGTAACAAGTTCAAGTGCTTCTTTAGCTTTACCTTGCTCAACAAGTTCTGCTTGTTCTTTTTCTTTTTGAGCATTATGTATTGCATCAAGTTGTGCTTGTAGTTTACCTACTTGGTCTAAAGCATCATTCTTAGCATTATTAACTTCTGAAAATCTATCATAAGGAACATTTTTTGTATCAGCTTGTGTGCTGTTGTTATTAGACTGAGTATCTTCAGTTGTTTGAGTCACATTATTTTCTTCTGACATTTTTTACCTCTGTTTGTTGAGTATTAGTTGAAAATTCTTATTTGTAATATAACTTATTAAATCTTTTATACAATATTATTTTCTACCTATTTTGTATGTGGTAGTCTTGTTTGGTCCTAATCTTTTCTTTATATAGCTATGTGCTTCATTGTGTAAATACTTAATAACACCATCAGGCATTGGTTGTGATTTAGATGTTAATACTCTGCCCATCTTCTTTAACCATTCAACTCTTGCACCTAATGTAGTCCAACCTATTTGGAATCCTCTGCTCATTGTTTTGATTAAGCTGTAATCTCTTAGCAGGTCAGATGTTAATACTGGATTAGTAGAATCTTTAAAACTTGAAGCCTGTCTTTTAAACTTATCTGCTCTTTTTCTTTGACTATATTTTGTTTTATATGCTTTAAATGGTTTGCCAAATACATCTTTGGCTTGTTGAACATATTTACCACTTGCATCACTACCAAAGATATGCTTTCTATATCTATCTCTTACATTAGGACCTATTCTTCTGAAAAATGTAGCATCAAGCATCTGTGTCCTCTATTGGCTCAAACTGTATACCATTATCACCTTTAAATGGCTTATCATGATTGTTTTCTGCATCTAATATTTCATCAGGTATTTCTTTAAATGCTTTACACTTAATACCATCTATGTAATGTTTACATTTATTGCATACTGGTGCTGTATAACTATTTGTTGTATCAATCTGTTTATTAAGCATTTATATCTCCTCTAAAATTACATCTAAAACTTCATCTAATGTCATATTATCCCTATAACCACCTTTAACATTTCTACTTACATTAACACTTACTATTTTATATCTTGTTCCATTAGGTATTAATATTTCTCTTTGCTCTGCACCAAATACACTTAATGGTGATATATTAACACCTGATTTTGAATTTAATATTTTTAAATTAATTTTAAAACCATTTGGTTCATCTGCAAATCCTTTTAAAAAATCATCAGTAGAAGTAGACATAAATTGTTTATTGGTAAATATTTTATTATTTAGAAAAAAATCTTTCATTTGTTTATAAATTTTTGTTTGGTCTTGTAAACCAGCTCTTTTACCAGAATAACCTAATGTTCTGTAAACAATACCCTTGTGCTTAGGTGCATTTTTTAAAAATTCTTTTATATTTTTAATATCACTATCAAGTTCTTTAATCATTGATTTTGTAAAAGGGTAATTTTTAGCTACATCTTGCATTATATAATTTTCACCTCTTAATCTTGCATTAATAGATTCATAAGTTTCCCTTGTGTATCTACTAAATGAAGGTTCAAATTTATTCCATTCTTTATCAGATAATTTATTAACATAAGATTGTGTTGCTTTATTTGATGCAGAAAAACCCTCATAAACATTAGATTTAGATACAAAAGGCTTAGGTGCTTTACCTGCTATTACTTGCTGTGCTTGTTTACCTTCAAATAACTTAATCCCTTCATCTGATGCTATCTCCCATTTATGTCTGCAATTAATACCACCACCATCTACTAAAGAAGCTGACCAACCACTTTCAATAATCTGTGCTTCTGTTAATGCTCCTGCACTTGCATACTCTAAACATTCATCTCTTGTTCTATCATCAATAGGTCCAACATAAACATACTTAGTATCAGATGGTGCATCTTTCATCATAGTATTAGTAGCTACTCTTGAATATGTATTTAATCTTGTATTAAGTATTGCTCTTTGTCCTGAAGCAGATGATGCTACACTAACTTGATTAAGTATCTCTGATGTTTGCATACCTGATATAGTAGCAGAATTAAGTATGTTTTTTAATTCAGAAGCATCTGTGCCAATAATCTCATCTAATACAGATATATTACCTGATAAGAATGATTCTAATGTTTGTTCATTTATTGGCATCTAAATCTCCAAAAGGTATGGTTTCTTCTAATACTACTTTATGTTGTTGGATGTATAACTGCTTTGCTTTGCTTATTTTTGCATCTAAAATAGCCTTTAAATCCATCTTTTCTAATGCTTGGATAAATTCATCAGGTGTAACTTTATCTCTTAATTTAAGCAAATCCTCAGTTAATTCTAATTTTGCTTTATCAAGCATTGTAGTTACTTGTTCAGTAACATCATTAATTTTATCTTGGTCAGGCATTACTCTGTTGGTTTAGCTAATGCTTCTAATAGAACATTACCAGCAGGTTTAGGTGCTTCTTCCACTTTATTTCTTAATTCTAATTCAGCTTCTGCTTCTGCTCTATCTAAATCAGGATTCTGTTGCATTAATATATCTGCTAAATCAATAAGTCCTTTAGATAGTTCCCATTCCCATTTATCTCTTTGTTCTTGGTCATTTAATACTTCTATTGATTCAGAGTAATCTACATCTTCCAAGTCACCTGCATCTTTACCTTGTTCTACTGCTATTATTAATCTTTCTAAATCAAACAGCTTGTACTCTATATCTCTCCATCTAATAACATCTGATTTTCTATTATCAGTAAGTTCTTGGTTTCTTAGTTTAAGTGCTACTCCAGAAGCAGCAGTAGTACCTTCAACAAATGAAGTGGGCAGATGGTAGTTTTG